ACTCCCTCTGGAACCACGCTGACCGGTATCACCTGGTGGACGGCGATATTCTAATGACGCTGACCAGCGCCGTACCCGGTCTGCTGGAGCCGGGGTACGCGGTTCCGGGGGAGCCGTTCGAGGCTGCTGTGGTTGTGACGGGGCCGGGGATGCTGGTCGTGACAGGGCAGTTGTATTTTGAGTGGGTGACCGGCCCGGTCGGATTCGGGTGGGGGACAGGACAGCCGGGGGCCGGGTGGACGACAGGACCGGTAGCTGTCTGCTAGCGCTAGCCGTCAATCCACAGCTTCCGCAGCATGTCCGCCGAGGAGCCTGGGTCGAGGATCATGACGATAGTTATCTTCTCCAGGCCGTCCTCCGTGCGCTCTACTTGGAAGGACTCCGGATGGCGGAGTGCCGCGAGAATCTCCAGGTCGGAGATTACCGGACCGAGAGAATCTCTGATATCATTGAGATCGACGGTGCCCGGATCACTGTGCTTGATCCTGGCGCGGATGTCCTCAATGTGCTGCGCGCTGGTTTTAAAGTAGTCCACATACCATTATAGCACGCTACCGGGATGGAAGGGGCCGCATGGCCGCTACGCTAACAGCGGATCAGGAGCTGGTCTACGCCTCCTTCCCGATCACCAAGACGGAAGAGCTGCCGGACGGGAACCTCATCGTCTACGGCAAGGCGACCGACGGGACGGTGGATTCGGACCGTCAGGTAGTTGACGTGTCATGGAGTGCCGGTGCCCTGCGGACTTGGCTCGACACCGGCGGCAACGTTCGGGTTCAGCACAATCCGCAGCGGGATCCCGCCGGCAAGGGACTCCAGCTCGACGTGACGCCGGACGGGCACTACGTCAAGGCGCTGATCGTCGAGCCGGTCGCCAAGGAACTCGTCCGCAACCAGATACTCCGGGCCTACAGCGTCGGCATATCGCGGCCCCGCATCGAACCGGACCCGACGGGGAAAGCCCTCGGCGGTATCATCAAGGGCGGGCCTGACACCCAGATCGTCGAGGTGTCGCTCGTTGATCGGCCCGCCAACAAGAACTGCGGGTTCCAGCTAGTCGCGAAGTCGGAGGGGAGCGGGGGGCTGGAGTTCGTCGGGAAGATGTTCGGGGACGTCGAGCTGCTCACCAAGGACGGCGGTCCGGGAGGTCCGGGGGGCGGGCCGGGAGGCGAGGACGAGGACGAGCCGGACTACGACCAGAAGCCCGAGCCCGGCACCATGCCGACCGACCCCACCCCCGACACGCTGACCGGTAAGTCCGTCAAGTACAAGTCGGTGTCGGTGGAGCTGCCTGAGGACGTGTCGGTGGCGTTCAGTCCCGCCGACCTGGCGAAACTGAACAGTTTCGCCCGGGAGCTGGGTGCCGAGGAAGCGGCGTTCCAGAAGGTGGCGGACGCCGAGGAGGCGTTTCTCGGAAAGGCTCACCGCAAGTTCGGAGCGCGACGGCGCAAGCAGCTCGCCGGGTCGGGGAACGCGCTGCCGGACGGATCGTACCCCATCCCCGACGCCGACGCGCTGCGGAGGGCGGGAGTGCTCGCACGGTCGGGGCATGGAAATGTGGCAGCCGCAAGGAGGCTGATCGCCAGACGAGCTAAGGAGCTTGGAGTGTCAAACCCGCTCAGCGAAAACGACGCTGTCAAGAAGGACGAGGGCGGTGCTCTCGCTGTGGAGGTGGAAGACGTCTCCAAGGCCGCTACGTGCGAGTCGTGCCACGGGCCTCTCACCGACGGCAAGTGCATGAAGTGCATGGGCAAGTCCGAGACGGTAGCCGAGGGCGAAGTCGACAAGGGCCTCAACCGGATGGACGCCGACGACCACGACGACGACAGCGACGCCGACGAGGACGACAAGGGCACCGACAAGTCGGAGTCGGTTGTCACTGAGGCTGAGGGCGAGGAGAAGGCTGCCAAGCCCAAGAAGGGCGGGAAGTCGGGGGGCAAGCCCCCCTGGCTCAACCAGGGCGACGACAAGGACGGCAAGGGGTCGGACGAAGACTCCGGCGACAGCAACAAGGGGTCGATGCCGACTCCCGCGCAGGGTGTGACCGGGATGTCCGCTGACGCGGTGCCGGTGCACCGCGAGCCGGATGGGAGTGCCATCGAATCGTTCGAAGCCGACGCCGGGATGCCGACCGTGCCGGACGCTAGCGTGTCGGGGGTAGGCAAGTCGGAGTACTCGGCGGACTGGACCGAGATGGACGCCGCGCTGCGGCTCAAGTCGGCTGGCGTCGCTGGTCAGCTAGGGGTTATTCACGATCTCTGCTGCCCGGTGTTCGCGCCTGCGGACGTGGCGAAGGCGCACCCGAACAGCAGCTTCGACTCCATCGACCTCATGTTCTTCGCCGAGAAGGCGATGGACTCCATGTCCCACGACACGCTGGAAGACGCCGCGAAGGCGACGTCCCTGTGGACGCACGCCCAGACCCTGAAGATGATCGGGATTTCGGGAATGCTGGAGTTGCAGGCGGAAGCCCACAAGGCGTTCCGCGACGCGAATCCAGGCGTCTCGTCTTTCCCGACTCCGGGGGCGATCACCGCCGAGCGATTCCGGCGCGGCGACATCACCGCCGGGCACGCGGCGCAGTCTCCCGGGGCCGAGGGTCCGCACACGGCGACGATCCCTTCTAGTGGCATGTCGGCCGAGTCGTACTCGCGCGGATTCATCTCCGACGGGCACGCGGCGGACAGTCCCGCGAACAAGGCGTCCGGGGTTCCCTTCCGGACCGAGTGGGTGCCGACGATCGCCGAGAACGCGCGAGCCGCCATGCGGGCGATGCACGATCATATCTCGCAGACGTTCCCCGACGTATGCTCCCTGATGCCGGGTGAGCCGTCCGGGGTCACGTCGCGACCGGTTCCGGTCCCCGCCGGGACGCCGGGGGTGAGCGCCGCGCGAGCCGGCGGTCAGATTCACAAGTCCGAGACCGAGGGCGAACCAGAGGCTCCCGCAGTCGTGGCTGTCGAGAGCGAGCTTGTGAAGGGCGTGGAGCCCGACATCGAGAAGGCGCGCAAGAAGATGCGCAAGAAGCTCGGCAAGAAGGTTCTGTCCGGCAAGATGACGGTAGACGAGGCGCGAGCCAAGATCGGGCGCGACGTAGCTCAGAAGGCCGGCGGCCAGACGATGCTCGGCGTCTCCGGAGGCGGCGGCATGGGCATGAAGGCCGAGGAGCAGCCGGAGGCCGTCAAGACCGCGCGGCCGGAGCCCCGTGAGTTCCCGCCCGGCTACGTAATCGGCGGATTCCCCGCCTACGCCCCGGCGGGGATCGACGCGGACGTGGTCAAGTCGGCGGTCGCCGAGGCTCTCGGCCCGCTGATGGAGCAGCTCGCGGCACACGAGGCGACGATCGCCTCGCAGTCTGCTATGCTGGAAAAGATGGCGGATATGCCCGACCCCGGTGTCGCGGCATTCCGTGGAATGGCGTACAAGAGCGTGGCGGGTGGACGCCCGGCGGGCGTTCAGACGGTGGCCGATATCGCGGAGCGATCCCAGGCCGCCATGCTACGCGAGATGGAAGTCACGTGGCGCACGAGTCCAGACCCTCGGGAGCGGGAAGCTGCCTGGCGGTCGATCAACAAAATGCGCGGCTTCGAGCAGTGATCGACGACGGCGGTAGTTTCAGCTTCTGACTTTGATTGGAGGATGTCTCATGGCAGACGTCCTAGAAGCTCCCTCCCCCGCGCCGGCTGTCGCCGGCGTGGCGGACTTCGGAGCGCCCGCCCGAGAGGCGGAAGTGCTGCTGCGGCAGCGCGGCCAGACCGGCGACGTGCTCAAGGCGCGGATGCCCGAGCTGGTCAAGGGAGCCGGGTACGCGCTCGGTAACAACGCTCCTTTGAGTGACTCCATGGAGATCATGACCAAGGCGCACCAGGCGACGATGGACCTGCGGACGGCCACCTGGTCGGGTTTCAACCGCAAGTCCGATGTCGTCAAGGGGCTCAACGGCGACTTCCTGTCGCAGCGCGGGTACCTCAAGACGGCGCTGACCGCTCCGTCTGTTGCCGAGCAGATGCAGCAGCTGTTCAGCATGCTGCCCGGCGGCGGGGACGCGCTCAAGTCGTTTACCGCCGGGAACCTCGGGATCGGGTCCGTTTCGGGGCTCGTTCCCTTTGACCTGCTGGCTCCGTCGCGGCTGATCTACCCAGTCTACACCGTCTTCCGGAACAAGCTGCCCCGGCCTGCCGGGCAGGGGACCGCCCGCCAGGCGAAGGTCTTCACCGGCGTGTCGGGCTCTCAGACCGGCGGCCAGGGTATCATCGACATCTCGATCCCCGAGCTGGTCCAGTCGAACGGGTCCCTCGCCGGGACGGCGTGGCCGCTCAACCTGCCTCCGTCCGGGTCGCAGACTGAGGTCGACCTCAACATCCCGTACCGGTTCTTCGGGCTGACTGAATCGCTCTCGTGGCTGGCGCAGTTCGCCGGTCAGGGGTTCGAGGACATCTCGGCGCTCGCCAACCTGATTCTCCTGCAGGAGATGATGATGGGCGAGGAGTACCAGCTGCTCGCCGGCACCTCGACGGCGCTGAACGCTCCGGGGCAGGCGACCCTCACCGCGCGGACCGCCGGCTCCAACGAGACGGCCATCACGTCCGGCTCGACGCTGTACGTCGAGGTCACCGCGACGAACTACTTCGGCGAGACGACCGCGTCGGTCTACCAGAGCGTGTCGTTCACGTCTGGCACGCAGGTAGTGGACGTGACGATCGTTCCCTCGCAGGGCGCGCAGTCGTACAACGTCTACGCCAACACCTCGTCCGGCACCGGCACGTACTACCGGGTCGGGACTGGCGTCGGCGGCGTCCGGTTCACCATCCAGGGGACCATCGCCACGTCCGGGGCCACGCCTCCCACTGCGGACACCGGCACCGGGTCGAACACCCGGCTTGAAGGGCTCATCCCCACCCTCACCGGCAAGTCCGCCGGGACGACCGTCTACCCGACGGGCTGGCAGGGCGGGTACTACAACGCCTCGGTCGGCACGCATCTGTCGTACAACGCGCTGTACACCGCGCTGGACGCCCTGTGGGAGTCGGTCTACACGACTCCCGGCGCGTTCCGGGCGGACCCGGCGGAGATCGTCGGCGACGGCGGCGACATCATGCGGCTGTCCAACGACGTCATCTCGCAGGGGTCGGCTACCAACTACCGTCTCTGGCTCGACCAGGCGGACGTGTCCGGGGTGCGGGTCGGTGCTGCGGTCTCGGAGTTCCAGAACCCGATCACGCGGTCGGTGCTGAAGCTGGTGGTCCACCCCTGGATGACTCAGGGCACCGCCATGCTGATGACGTACCAGCTCCCGCAGACGTGGACGAACGTCGCCAACGCCTGGGAGATGACCTGCGTCCAGGACTACGTGAGCATCGCGTGGCCCGTCATCGACGCCACGTTCCGGTACAGCATCTTCCTGTACGCGGCGCTCTGCGGCTACGCGCCGTACTACTCTGGGATCCTGCAGGGCCTTCAGGTCTCGGACACGACCCCGTACTCCTGATTCTCCCGGACGCGGGCGGGCGGTTTGGCTCGCCCGCGTCCGGACGGCTCGGCTCCAAGCCGTGTCATGTGTCTAAAGAAAGGACGGCCGCATGGCCATCTTCGCAAAC